AAGTAAGTTATTAAATTATTTTATACAGAAAAGACTAAAAAGTCTAACTGAACAAATTGGAGAATTTTAAAATGGCAAATGGCAATGTAACATTATTGTTTTCAGAAGTACTTGATAAAGTACACAAAGCAAAAACAAAAGCAGAGAAAGTAGCAACACTAATAATCAATGATAGCAGTTCATTAAGAATGATATTGAAATCATCTTTTGACCCAAAAATTGAATGGGTCATACCAGTAGGTGTAGTACCATACAAAAAAAATGATGCTCCTATAGGAACAGAACATACTGTTCTTATAAGTGAAGCAAGAAAATTGTGGCATTTTGTAAAGGGTGCAGACAATGATACAACTCAACCACAAAAAGAAAACATGTTTATTCAAATGTGTGAGGGTTTACATGAAACTGAAGCACAATTATTGTGTGATGCAAAAGATAAAAAACTACATCAAGTGTATAAAGGTTTGTCAAAAGATGTAGTGAGAGAAGCTTTCAAATGGGATGAGAATTTCATGCAAGAGGAAGCGCCAGTATATCCACAAGCACGAGGTAGTGCTTCTGGAGTTGATGCATAAAAAGCCTTGACAAGTCTTGTTAGACCTGTTACAATGGCTTTAGAGATGAGGATAAATTTAAAGTTATCGTTCACACCGACCCACTCTCTCTCGACCTCATCATAGGGTCGGTGTGGACACCTTAATAGGTATTATATTATGAGTAAGGTTAAGTCAATAAAAAAAATACCATACAAATTTGTACATGTATATTGGGTTGATATAGTATCTGATAGTTCATGGAGAAGTGTTGAAGATGTCAAAGAATCTGTTTTACCTAGATGTCTTAGTACAGGGTTTTTAGTTAGTGATGATGACGAGATGATTAGAATCGTATCAGATTTTAATTTTAATGATGATGGAGCTATTGAAGAATGTGGCAACTCCACTATAATTCCAAAAAGTGTGGTACAAGAAGTTAAAGAGGTTACTTAATGAAAAAAATACTTCTAGTAATAATGATACTAGGATGTACAAATTCATACGGAAATGAAAATAAGTGTCTAACAGACAATATATATTTTGAAGCAAGAAGTCAAGGATTTGCTGGATGGGTTGCAGTCGCACAAGTCACACTCAATCGAGTAGAAGATAAAAGATTTCCAAACACAATATGTGAAGTTGTTAAACAAGGATTGACATATCAAAGTGGTCATCCTATAAAAAACAAATGCCAGTTTAGCTGGTACTGTGATGGCAAATCAGATGAAATAATTAATACAAAAATCCATGAAGAAATATCTATCATGGTTAATAATTATATACATTTCGGTTTTGACATTACAGATGGTGCAACACATTATCATGCAGACTATGTATTACCATCATGGGCAAAGACTAAAACTAAAACGATTGAAATAGATGACCATATCTTTTACAGGTGGGAAAGATAATGTTTGAACATGTAATCAGAAACCCATTTGATATGAAACCAGTTTTTAGTCCTTGTGAAAGACCAAAGTTTAATGCAAATGAAACTGATATATTCATACAAGCTCAAAAAAGAATTGAGTTGGACAATTTAGGTAGAAATGTTTACTTTGAAACACCACTTGCTACAGAAGAAGAATTAGTATTTAAAACAGCACAAAAACTAGGATTGTTTAATCAGAAAAGTGATTATAATCTTTTAATTGAATGTGAAAATATAGAACAATTAGGTATGGCAATCGAAGATGATGTTGTCATTATGCACAATGGTAAATTAGAAGCATGTTTCGTAGCATTTCCGTCATCATGGAACGCTGGTGAGAAGATGGGAAAGACGTTAGCAGAACTACATGAACCCATTGCAGACAATGAAGCATTACTTCGTGCATCTGATGGTATCATGAGAGCCATGACAAGTGGAAAGTCCTTCGAGAGGTATACTTGGGGTATATCATCACTAGATGGGTATAGTAATCACCCAATGTACGAGAGACCAGACTTTGATTCGTTAGATGAACTAACCTTCAGAGTTGAACATGAAAGAACTATGACAGTTACTCAGGGAACTACAGCTGCATTTCTGATACATGTAGACATATATCCACTAAAAGAGGTCTTAAAGACCAATTATGGACTTCTGAAGGGGGCCATTGACAGTATGAGTGCTGATGTGTTACAATACAAAAACTTAGTAAAAGTAAAGGAGCTGATGAGTGAATATATTTTATCTACATAAAAACCCTGTAGAGAATGTCAAGATGCATGTTGATAAACATGTAGTCAAGATGGCAACTGAATATGCACAATTACTATCTACAGCACACAGAGTTTTAGATGGTGAATTGTATGAAGGTAGAACTAAAAATAATCATAGAATCAAAAGATGGAAAATGCCTGATGATAGAGAAAGTATATTGTACAAAGCAAGTCATGTGAATCATCCTTGTAATGTTTGGGTGCGTGAAAGTAAATCAAATTACCGTTTGATGTATGAGATTTATGTGGCTTGTCTTGCAGAATATACTTACAGATATGGAAAGGTACATGGTGCATCTAAACCATCATTACTTTTATTAAAGACACCAGACAATATTAAAGACATTGGTTTGACAGAAGTACCTCAAGCAATGCCTGACTATTGTAAGGTAATTGGTAATCCAATTCAAGCATATAAAAACTACTATATAAACGAAAAGAATGGTTTTGCTAGTTGGAAAAACAGAACAAAACCAGAGTGGTACAAGGAGAACTATGCCAACATACACATTTAAGAATAAAGATACAGGTGAAGTCTTTGATGAGATAATGAAGATTGCAGAAAAACCAGAGTATCTAAAGAACAATCCACACATAGAGAAAGTATTAACTGCTCCTCATTTTGTGGGCGACCATATCATCAAAAAAATGGATGGTGGTATGAAAGAAACACTTCAAAAGATTGCAGACAAGAATCCTAATACGCCATTGGCAGATAGGTTTTCTAGAAAGACTGCAAAAGAAGTACAATCAAATAAAGTAGTTGGTAAATATAATTTAAAGGACACCATATTATAAATAGTACTGTGATATAATCAAAATAATGTTTTAAACAGATTATACACAGGGGGCTGACTAAAGGATTAGTTGGCCCCTACTTTTTAGGTGAACATTATGAAAACAAGAAATTTAGTAGCAAAATATCTTCGTAAATTCTGTAAATCAAAAGTTGAAACAGATAAAAAGAAAGAAGATAAAAAGGGTTATGTAAAACACAAGGACAAAAATTATGGCAAAGAAAAAAGAAATTAGTTCTGCCGATTTAGTAAAGATTGAACCAATTACAGATAATCAAAAATTAGTATTTGAAGGTTACAAAGCTGGTAAAAATGGTTTCTTATTTGGATGTGCTGGTACAGGTAAAACATTTGTATCTTTATATCTTTCGATACGAGATGTACTAAAAAATGAAACACCTTTTGATAGGGTTGTGATTGTTCGTTCACTCATACCAACAAGAGAAATAGGATTCTTGCCAGGCGATGAAGAAGATAAAGCAGCACTATATCAAGTACCATATTCAAACATGGTACAGTTCATGTTCAAACAACCTAATGAAGATGCATTCAGAGGATTATATGATGCACTTAAAAGACAAGGAAGTTTGCACTTTGCATCTACTTCGTTTTTAAGAGGTTTAACATTTGACAATTCAATCATTATAGTTGATGAATGTCAGAACTTAAATTTCCACGAGTTAGATACTATCATCACAAGAGTAGGACAAGATTCAAAAATAGTATTCTGTGGTGACTTCAGCCAAACAGATTTGACAAAGACAAATGAAAGAAACGGACTACATGATTTTTTAAGGATTCTAGAAAACATGGATGAATTTAATTGTGTAGAATTTGAAATACCAGATATTGTAAGGTCTGGTTTTGTTAGAAATTATTTAATTGAAAAAACTAAACTAGGAATAGGAGTTGATTTATGAAATGTAGTCAAGAAGGCTTGGCACTAATTAAAAAATTTGAAGGTTGTAGATTAAAAGCTTATAGATGTTCTGCTAATGTATTGACAGTAGGTTATGGTCACACAGGTGGAGTAAAGGAAGATGATATAATATCACAACCAGAAGCTGATAAATTGTTAGAAAATGATATTGCAAAGTTTGAAAAATATGTGAGTGATAATGTAATCGTAGAGTTAAATCAAAGTCAATTTGATGCATTGGTTGCTTGGACATTTAATTTAGGTGTTGGTAATTTAAGAAGTTCAACTATGTTGAAAAAACTAAATGAAACAGATTATGTATCAGTACCTTCTGAAATGAAAAGATGGAACAAGGCAGCAGGTAAAACACTAGATGGTTTAATTAGAAGAAGACTTGCAGAGTCTTTATTATTTGAAGGAAAGGAGTGGCATACAATATAATGAATGAACAATTAGATTTTCCTGTTTTAAATACTAAAACAGTTGACGGTAAGAGACATTATGTAACACCAGAAGGAAATCATTATCCTTCAAATAATAA